AATGATTCATATAAATATTCAAACAAATATAACCTCAATAAAATTTCTAATATTAAAAGAGTTCCGTGTTTGCTTCTAAAATATACAAATATGTTATATAACTGGACACATCACAAAAATATCACACAATTTATACATCATCATATATTTATACTCTTTAATATAAATGTCGTTTAAATCGCAATTTGATATATATTTTTGTATATAAAATCTATACAGTATATTTATTCATTTTATATTATTGGAGTTTATGTATGTTTGAAATTAAGTATAATGATTTTATTGAGCATAATTATATTAATACTTTTAAAGTATTTTATATGCCTGGATTGCGTGTTTCAGATATATATGAAGCAAAATGTATTATCAATATTGATTCTAAATCAGTTTATATTTATCGATAAGGGTTAATATGATTATATCAGAACTCGAATCTAATTTAACAGATTTATTAATAAAATATCGTGGCTTAAAACTTTCAATTAAAAATGTTGAAAATTCAATTTCTGATGTTGAAACAAATATTAGAAATTTAGAAGATACACGATCTACATTAAAATTGTGTAAACCAATCATAGACGATATTATTAATAAGTTTTCAAATTCATTATTGAGTAATTTAGAGAATCTTATTACTATTGGATTAAAAAAGATTTTCTATGATAGAAATTACTCCGTTATTATAAAAGTAGTTGATAAACGAAATACTAAATGTATTGAATTACTTTTAAATGATAATGGGAATTTAATTCCAGTAAAAGATTCAAACGTTGCAGGTGGTATTCTTGTTGTTATTGCATCAATCATTCAGATTTTTTATATTTTAAATCTTGATGTTGATAAATACTTGTTCCTTGATGAGCAATTCTCGCAAATCTCAGAGCAATATATTGATGGATTTATGGAATTCATTAAGACGTTGTGCGAAGATACAGGTCTATCAATTGTATTAATTACTCATGATAATAAATTCATGAAGTATGGTGACCGCGTATATACTGCAGATAAAGGTAAATTCACTCTAAAAGAAATCATTGATGGTGAATAATTATGAATTTAACGGAATTCTTTAATTCTTTATCGTTAGTTGATGTTCCTTATAATAAATATGCTGCTTATTCATTAGCATTTAATAATCCATACAGAATTGTAACTCCAGTTGACGCATTCAGATATGAAGGATTTGATGCTTATCTAAAGCAATTTATTGCTGAGCAGGGTAAATGTATTGCAATGCCTAATAAAGTGAATGGCGAAGTTTCTAGCATAATGTTTCGCTCTATTTCACAGAAGGCATTCAGATACTACACAGAGTGTCCGTATATTCCGTATGGCGCAGGATTTAATGAAAAGAAGCATTTCAGTGCACCGTGGATAATCGTTGAGTCAGTACTTGATTCAGATTTTCTGCGAAATTTTTATCCTTTTGTAATTGCAACAAATGGGACAACAGTCTCAAATAATATAATGTCATTTATAAAAGGTACTTGCTCAACAGTTTACTGTGCGTTTGATAATGATACTGCAGGGAATGATGCATTTCACCGTTTATGTATGAAGCATTCAGGTTCAGATAAACTGTTTCATATAAAACGACTAAACCCTCCAATGAAATTAGATGGAGGGTATTTAAAAGATTTTGGTGAAGTTCTTGATTGCCTTTTAGCTAACAACATTGATGACTATAATTATTACGTTAGCGATATAAAAGCAACATTAAGTATGATTTAATATTAATTAAGTATATTAATTATGTATATATAATATAAAATTATATTTATAGGAGCTTATAATGGCAAGAAAGAAAAATACACATGCAAACCCATCATTTGATGAATTTTTTACAGATAATGAACCAAATCAACTTTGTTGGAATTATATTACAACATTAGCTAATGTTGTTGTATCTAAATATTTTAGTAAATATTTAATTTATTTTGATCGCGAAGATTTAGTATCATTAGCTATTTCTGACTGTGTAGCATTTGTTAAAAAAGTTCGCAGTTTAAATCATAGTGATGAAATTAAAAATCTTCGCAATGTTTTATTTACTCGTATTAGAAATACTGTTTCAAACTTTGTATTTAGATCAAATAAATTAGTTAGAACAGAAGATGAAGTACTTGATAAATTTTATGTGTATCCAAAGTCATTTGAGATTACATCCGATTTAATTGACATGCATGATTTAAATATTGACTCAATCGATGCATTTAGACTAATTACATTGAAAGTATGGAACATATTTCTTACAGATAGTGCACATCAGAAATATTTTATTAACAACGATAATAATGATTTAAAAGATTGGGAAACTTATTCAGAGATTCGTAATATGAAAACTCCTTGTGACTTGATTAATTCTTTTGATAAATTCACTGATGAACAGATTGAAGCTCTTGCTGATAAGCTTGATGCTGTTACCGGTCAAAATTATTTTGGTACATTGTATCAATTACTAGGTAACAAGTTTCTTGCATTCCTCGATGTATTTCAGGAAGATAAATTTAACATTCCGTCAACTATGCTTGTAAAACATTTATTGACTGATATGTCAATCTGTGAAGATTTTGATAATGGAATGACAGCTGAAGATATTTCTACAAAATATAATAAATCATTATCTTCAGTAAATAAAGTTATTGCCGCTCGAAAGGTTATTTAATTATGGGTAAAGCAAAGAATAGTGAAAATTCGTCTATTGTAAAACAAGCTGATACAAAAGATGCTCAGGTAAAGTCAGTAATTGACGCGTCTGTAATTTCAGATATTCCTGTTGAACTTGCAAACAATTTAACACTTATCGCGCGTAAGTTAACTGCATTTCTTTCATATTATTCAGCTGCAAGTCTTAATCGTTTAAATACATTAAATAAATTTATTCAAGATGCAGAGGATAGATTATATAATGTAAATGTAGACAAACTTGATATGAAGGAATTGAATTATCGTTATAAAGAGGCTAAAAAAGCTCAGGCTGAAATAATGACAATTTGTCGTCAAGTTTCACAGCAGGCCGTTGATACAGATAATACTGCTCGTGTAGATGAAGTTTATAATCTACTTAAATCACTTTCTGCAGAAACATTAAAATCGTTACAGGATGCTCTCACAGTAGATGATATTGATCAAGATTAGCACAGTGATGATACTACATAGTGTGTAACCTTATACACCTCATCAATATCTATTAAATATAAGCTGTTTTAATGAGGTACTGTACTATGAATATTAAAGAATGGCATAAAGCATGTGAAGAAGGATTGGCACCTAGAAGATATGATATTGCGTCTAGAGAAATTCAAAAATCATTACAATATAATCCTGATCCAAATGCTACTGTTCGTCATCATCTTCGTGATACAGAAGAGCAAAGAAAATATAATGATGAACATTATGAATTATGGGGATTTGAAATTGATGAAAATGGCAATGAATATTTTGAATATGGTAAATATGTAATATTTGTTACTAAAGAAGAACATACTGAAATTCATAAATTATCAGAGGAAACTAGACAGAAAATAAGCGAGTCAAATAAATTAGCTTACAGCGATTCACTATTACGAGCTGAATGTTCTATTCGTGCGAAGAATTTATGGGCTACAGATAGTTATAGACAGATGATGACAGCCATTCTCAAACTGTCTCATTCATCTCAGGATTATAAAGACAAAATGTCTGCTGTTTTAACAAGTGAACCAACAAATACTAAGCTTCGTGAAGCACAGGCAAACCGCTGGACTCCAGAATTACGAAAAGAGTGGTCTTTAAAATTTTTAGGTGAAAATAGCCCAATGTACGGTAAGCATCTATCTGATGATACTAAATATCAGATAAGTAAGAATAGAAAAGGTAAATGCGTTGGTGAATCACATCCATTTTATGGAAAGCATCATTCAGAAGAATCACTTGAAAAGATGAGTAAAGCATCAAAAGAATATTGGTCAAATGAAAATCATCGTAAGCAGCAGAGTGAAAGATGTAAGGGTAGAGTGCAATCACCAGACACAGTAGCTAAACGTGTTGAAAAACTTATTGGTCATGAGACGTCACAAGAGACTCGTGATAAGATAAGCGCTGCTAATTCAGGTAGAAAATTTACAGAAGAACATCGTGAAAAACTATGTATTGCTAGACGTAAACGCATTATATCAGAAGATACAAAGTCTAAAACAAGTGAATCCATGAAACTTGTTATGTCTAGCGAAGAACATAGAAAGCAAATTTCAGAAACAGTTAAAAAGCAAAAATTAGAAAAGAAATTGTTATATGATGAGTATAAAGCAAGTGGTGGTGTTTTAAAATGGAATGACTTTCAGAGTTTTTTAAAACATAAATTTAAAAGAAACTTCATACCTACTTTGAAACAATTACAGAATGCCTTGTCTGCTACTGAAGATGATGACGATATAGATGTGGATACAGAAGAATGAGATTACTATGATAGCTGATTTAATTTCAGATTCAATAGACGTTAGATTAATAACAAAAAATGTTATATCTGTATTTTCAACAGATATGCACACTACAGACACATTTATTCATAAATTAAAGCATTCTAAATATAAAATAAATGATAAAATAATTGACACTGATTCTGTAATTAGCTATCTTAAAAAAGATTATAATATATATGAGAA